ATCTCTAGCGTATACGCAGAATCAGGGTAAGGAGCTAGTTCAATCTCATCTGCCCTGAGCGTGTAAAAGTCTGGCTTGCCAGTCTCGTCTGCCCGTGAGTTACGAGAAAACGCAGAGGGAGCCATGTAAGACAAAACCTGTCTGGGGGAACCCTGCACAAACAGGTCACGCATTTGAAGGAAATCGGAGGGGAGGCCAACAGTCCGGTCAGCAGCAGTCGTGCTGGCGGTTACTGTCTTGAGCATTTGACGGATGCGAAGTTCCCTCTGAAGGCGCAACTCCGCAAGCGTAATAAAGTCAGGAATTGCGCTTGTTAGATCGCTTCTTCCGAGGTAGTTTGCTACGCTCGTCTTCAGGTCGCTGTAACTGGTTAGGGACATCGTGCCATCCGTATGTGTAAGACCCGACGTGACCAATTAGATTAGACAGCGCATGGTCACACCAAGTAGTAAATCCAGCATCAAAAGCCTGCACACAGAAATGGACATCCTCGCCCATAATCTTCTTGCCAGGCAACTCATAGAACCAGAACCAAGGCTCCGGTGTCTTCTCAAATACTTCCCGCTTGACTAACATCACACCGCAGCCAATGGCGGTTACCTGCTCAACTGTCGTCTTGTCTTTAGAGTCAACCGGAAGCCATTCGTTGGTCTTCTCTTCGTAGTTGATCTTCAGATTCTTTGCAGTAGCTCTGACTGGTTCGCTCCGAGTGGTGGCATTTACGCCAACAATCGGTAGGTCTAAGCCCATCAGACGCTCAATCGTGTCCTTGGGGAACCTCATATCTGCGTCAATCCAGAGGATGTAATCACAACCCTCGTCTAGCGCAGTCCTGACCAGATTATTTCGCTGGTCAAAGATCAGTGTCCCGTTAACTGTATAAATTGCCAGTGATCCTTCTCTATGTCGTGCGTCATAGGCACACATCACAGCAAGATCAAACGCAGTCCCAATCTCCATCTGGCCCCGACTGGGGATGCAGATACCTACTTTCACTAGACTCTCCCTGGTCTCACACGAAAATGTCGGTTATCAGGATCGTTGAGCCACGCTTTCATGGCCTTTGGGTCAGCAATATGGAATCCTCGGCAGATTCCCTTCTTGTTGAGCTCCTGAAACACTGAGAGAGGTATCTGAGCAATGTGTGTCCATTCGCCCCAACGAGCCTTCTCGTCGGTCTGTGCGTACATGGCTTTGTTCTGCTCAATGATGTGGGATACATCCTGCTGCGTCTCCACCACGAAGGTGTCTGCATCAGGCATGTGTGCAATTTCTGTCACTCCCGTAACGGGGTCATGACTCAGTATTTTCTTCATACAACCTCAAGAAAAAAGTGGGGGCAGATTGACCCACCCCCACTCTAACACAACTACTTAGGATGCAACAAGGTCAGCAACCAGACCATGAGCAGCTTCGTTACGCACTTCGAGGGTCAACTCAGCGATGATCTGAGTCTTCTCGGAGTCGCCAGTCTTGGCAAGCTCGTTGGTTTGGAAGGGACGCAGGTAAGCGAGAGCAGCGTACTCAGGATCAAGCACGAATGCGTCACGGCTACGCATGAAGCGGTTGGGAACGATCTGGAGAACACCGAAGTCGCTCTGATACAGGTCAGCGCCAGCCAGAATGGTGATGTCACCGCCAGTGTTGCTGTTGTAGCGATGCTGGGCCAGACCCGTGAAAGCAGAGACAACCTGCTTGAGTGCGGGAGGAACCACGAGCAGGGTGGGCGTACCACCAGCCGTGAAGACCTTCTGAACCACATCCTTGAGCATGGACTCTTGGAAGGTGCGAGTCGTACCGGAGTCAGAACGAACATCCGTACCGTCACCCGTGGGGTTAGTACCAGCAGACTGCTTGTTCACATTGGTGGTGATCCAGGAGAGGAGCGTACCCATCTTGCGAGTGCCAGAAGCACCTGCATCACGGGCTTGGTTCGCAGTGATGATTGCCTCGATGTCACGCTTGAGTTCAGCAGAAGCCTTGGCAAGCTGGTAAGCCTTCTCAGACTTACGACCTGCTTTGTCAACTGCCTCAAGGGTGTTCGAGACCTGAATCGTCTTGCCAACGATCTGAGAGTAGTTACCAATGCGGACGGTGGGGGTCAGGGTTGCGGCAGTAGCGTCAGCACCTTCAGCCAAGAAGTTGAGGGTGTTAGCGTCAGCCAGGGAGTCCTTCTGCCACTCGTGGAAGACCGCAGTAGCTTTGGTCTTGCCAATCGAGGACATGATGGGCGTGTCTTGGGGGGAGATGTCATAGATGACATCAGCGAGGTCTTCACGAAGACCCTTGGCAGCGTTAGCGCCAAAAGTACCGAATGTAGGCATTTTTACTTCCTTTCAATTAGAGAAATGATTCAAAGAGTCTGGCAGCGTCTTTGACCTTGCCAGTTTTCCTTACTTGTTGTTTCAGTTTTTTAGACTGGTCTACATTTTGAGGTGCAGAACCAGGCTTGAGCATCCTTGGCGCTTCCCGAACCTGCTTGGTTGCACCAACTTTGCCCTTCATGAGCTTGTCGTACTGCGCTGCTTTGTAGAGTGCAGTCACCGCCCGAGAGTCGTATACCTGACTGAGTTCCTGATCTGAGAACCCAATCGACTTGGCATATTCACGAACTTCTCTCTTAATGACTTCACCCTTAACTTCATCTGTCCACTCGGGGATCGCCTCTCGCAGCTTTGCAGCCTCGCTCGCCAAGTGCGCTTTGAGACGCTCCTGTTGCTCTGACTGCTGGGCTTGAGCCAGCCTCATCCGTTCCTGTTGGACTGCCTGAAGTTGCTTTTCTCGCTCTGCTTTCTCAGCGACTGCCACGGCATAGCCAATGGGATCAGTCTCTTTCAGTGCAGATAGGTCTTGCTCTGGCTGCTGCTGGAGCATCTGCTCAATGATGGTGAGTCTTTGAGCGTATTGGTCACGAAGTCGTGCAGCCTCCTCAATTTTCGCCCTCTCAGCCTCGATTACCTTGCGCTGCTCGGCTACTTCTTGGGTTTTCTTGGTGTAATCTGCGGTGCGAGAATAACCCTTGATAAGCTCATCCAACGGCACATCCACCTCATCCTTGCCTACTTTTACCTTGTAGGTGGCAGTGGGTTCCGGTTCTGGCTCATCGTAGTCAGGCTCGTCTTCCAGGTCTTCCTGATACTCAACCTGTTCAACTGCATCCTCAACAACCTGCTCGGCTGCTGGTTCCGGTTGGGCTTGCGCCTCCGGTTCCATCATCCCTAAAAAGGCTTGGGCTGCATCACTCACAGTACGAACACTCCCCTCGGGGTTGGTGTTTTCCATAACGACTCCTAGTTAAAAAAATCTAAGCCGCTTCTTCTCAATCTTGGGACTATCCGCAAGGGATTGAAGTGAAGCCACAAATTCTTCAATAGCCCGATACTTGATATTGGCTCGTTCCCGAACATCTATATCGTTCTCGTCACTATTCAGAATGAGGGAAATATACCCCTCTCGTTGTTTCTTTACAACACTCTGGAATACATCGTCTAGCAAGAGCCTCGCAGCCCGTTCTGCTATGTTGTCCAATTAGTAGGTTCCTGGTATCTGAACATTGCCAGTGATCTCTGCACCGACCTTTGCCGCCTTGAGTTGAGCCTCGGCTTGGAACTCAGCAGTCTTGAGTTGGAGGCTTGCTGCTGCCTTCTCTCGCTGAAGTTCGATGTCTGCCAGTGCCTTCTCTCTCTGTAGCTGGATGTCGGCTTGAGCCTTTGCTTGGGCGATTTGGATGTCGTTCTGCGCTCTTGCCTGCTCCGTCTGCATCTGCATCTGGAGTTGCTGCTGCATCATCATCATTTGGGGATCAGGTTGTTGTCCCTGCGCCTGTGCCAGCGCCTGCTCTGTTTCGGGAGTAATTTCACGGAAGAACTCACTGGAATCTCTAAAACCAGCACTCTCGATAAATCTGCCAAGCGTGGCTCGATATTGTGCGAGGCCAACCATAGTTTGACCAATTCCCGCCCCAAGTAGCTGCTCCTGTTTCTGAAGAACCATTGCAAGCATCGCCATCTGTTCCTGACGATTCCCAGTGCCTAATCCTACATTACAGGTCACATCATACTCAGTGTCCCACTCACGAGGGTCTACAGAGACATACTTTCCACGCAGCCGGATAACCCGAGGTTTGTCCTGATACTTACACAAGAGGTGGAGGATGTTTTTGAACAGGTCACGGATACCGCCCTCTGCGAACAGTCGTGCAATCAGTTCCAACTTAGACCCAGCAGCGTTCTGCATGGCTGCAATGGCGGTTGCAGTCGTGTTCTGGAGAATGTTGGGGTCTAGCCCTTGGGAAGCCTGAGAGATGCCCGTACGCTTCTCTTGGATTCCGTCCAAGTACTGAAGCATGGGGAACGACTGAGAGGCCACAGGAGCCACCGTAAGCTGCTGGAGAGCATTGGGATTCTTGACCCGAACGACACCACCAGGGGTTACGGTTAGCAAGTCATCGAGGTTCACCTGCCCATCTACCGCCATCACACGAGCGTTGTTGGTCAGGTACAGGTTGTCCAGAATCTGTCTAGTGATCGTGGACTTAATCAGTTGCAAGTCCATCGTCCGGTCTGCCAGCGAGGTTCCGAAGAACTTGTGCGGCATGGGAATCGGGCAGATGGAGCAGAAAGGTACATAGTCGATCTCGGAGTCGTCGAGAATCTCCATGCCTGCGTAGACCACCCTGCGGAGTTCAGCGATACCGTCACCGTCATAGTCCACACGGATGTAGCACTCGAAGGTCTCAATCTCTTGCATCGAGTGATCTAGCGACTGCTTGTCCAGAGGCTGCTCACCCTGTGAATACCGAGCCACCCTCTCAGGGGTGAATGTCAGGTCTTCGTAGCTCGCAAGGTTCTCAACCACCTCTTTGTCGAACCCCATAGCGATGAGGTCAGAGCGAGTCACCAGAGTCCGGTGAGCGCAGAATGGTGCGTCTGCAATTGTTCGTGCCTTCTTGGAGATGATGAACTCCTCCGGTGGCACATTCTCAATAACGACTTTGCCCTTCTTGGCGATCTTCTTTACTTTGACATTGTAGGCAAACAATGGCTGCATGATGGGTTCCAACTGGATGCCCTGCTGCTGCGCCATCATCAGGTCTTCAGGCGTAGGAGGAATCGGAGCCTCACCTACCTGAAACTGCTCTTGCTCCACAACTTCGTACTGCTCGTCAGCCAGAAGAATCGTAAGTTCTTCTTCAGTGAGGTTTTGGTAGGACTCGGTGTTGACTTCCTCTTTCTCGTCCCAGTAAACCTTAACAATGCCGTTCTTCTGAAGCAGAGCATCCTTGAACCATGTGTGCATGATCGACACACCAGGGTTGTCCCTGTAAAAAACCCAATTACAGTAGTCGGTTGCCTGTTTAGCCTTTTCTTCGTC